CAATGATACTACTGTCCTGTTGCGTCGTATTTACGATGCTTGTTATGATTCCTTGGTTCCGAATAGTATTCCTGCTGCTGTGCTTGTCCTTGCTAAGTATCAGTATCAAATGGCATTTGTGGCTGACCAGGAAATAAACTTACTTGCCTGTTTGACTGAATTAATGTGTGAATGTAATTTTAAATGAATGTAAAACTATTTCGTATCGTAACTGGTGAAGAAGTTGTTGCAGAACTTCTCACCGAAGATGAAACAACTGTGACTGTACAAAATGGTCTGGTTGTACTTCCAACTGCTAATGGATCTGTTGGATTTGCTCCTTGGGCAACTGTGATTGATAGAAGTAATCCTGAGATTACATTGTCTCGAAATCACATTGTATACATTGCTGAAGTTGATTCTAGTATTACCAAGAAGTATAATGAAGTTTATGGAAGTAAGTTGATTACTCCAGACGAAAAGAAACTTATTGTGTGATTATGAAAAAATTTAAAGCATTAGTATTCATCCGACTACGATCACAGGTTGATGACTCACCAGGAAACGCCGTGAGAGATGCCTGTAAGCGATTGTCTGAGTTGAATATCAAGAAACTTAGACTTGGTAAGGTGATTGATATTTGGTTGGAAGCAGAGAGCAGAGAGTATGCTGAGAAGGAACTTGAAATGTTATCTGATAGATTTCTTGCTAATACAGTCATGGAAGACTGGGACTACGAACTGACTGAGATTGACACTTTTCCACCAGGTATTGAATAATGCCACATGAATTCGACCCATGCGAAGCACCTATCGAAAGTGAAGTTGATAAATGGGGATTTACGATTAAACCAACAATCAGTGATGCTGAGTGTATTGTAATTTGTTTAAAAAATGCACCTTGTGGTATTGATAAAAAACAATCAGAACGTTTAGCAAAGGAGTTTGAGAATGGAAGGATTTAATGAACCCGGATCAAATAAGAGTTGGATGGATGAAGGATTTAAAAAGTATATAACACAATATCAACTAGATAATGTAGTTTCACTTTTAAATGGTAAGTTAGAGTATGCCTCTACTTACGATAACACAGGCAAAATCACTAAAAAAATTATTATTACTTACGATGAAACAAACGAAAAAGTGTCAGGTTAAGTCCAAGTTCTACTATATCTTTTGGGGAACTGCTACAGCATCAGTATTATTGGGACAACTATATGTCGGAACTGGATATCGAACAATGGCAGAAAGCACACTGAGTTTTCAAGATTACCTTGTAGAACTTTTAGATACTGCTAATACTAATACTTTCTGATGGGAATACTAAAGATCGATAAAACCAAAATGGTGGAGGAGAAAGTTAAAACTACGCCAGAAAATGTGGCAGAAGCAAATCAAGCATTGTTTCGTGCTACAATGAATCTACCTGCTGCTGCGAAGCATTGTGGTATGACTCAGAAGGAAATGAAATTGACCTTCTGGGAATTTTTGAAATATCATCCTCGTGATTATGAAGTATGAATTTATTATGGAGAAATTGAATGCCTTATACGCAAAAGTCTCTTAAAACGTGTTTAAGATATCCTGGCGGGAAGAGTAGAGCAGTCGCCAAAATGGATCCTTACTTCCCAGATCTTAGAGACTATAAGGAATACCGAGAACCATTTCTTGGTGGTGGAAGTGTTGCGATTCATGTTACAAAAAAGTATCCACATCTAAATATTTGGGTAAATGATCTTTATCAACCACTTGTAAATTTTTGGCAGCAGTTGCAAGACGAAGGAAATATACTCAAAGAACATCTGGTTGATCTTAAGACATCAAATAATACTCCAGAATTGGCAAGAGAATTGTTCTTACAGTCAAAGGAGAAGGTCAATGATCAGAATTTATCTGCTATTGATCGCGCTGTTTATTTCTATGTCGTTAATAAGTGCTCTTTCAGTGGGCTCACTGAAAGTTCGTCGTTCTCTCCTCAGGCGTCAACGAGTAATTTTACTCTGCGCGGAATTGAAAAAATGCCCGACTACTCTAAGATAATTAAGGATTGGAAAATAACTCACTTGTCTTATGAACAACTTCTTACAGATGATACTGAGTGTTTTACTTACTTAGATCCACCTTATGAAATTGGAAGTAGTCTTTATGGTAAGAGGGGTTCTATGCATAAAGGATTTAATCACGATCACTTTGCTATAAAGTGTGATCGGTTTGTCGGCCCTCAATTAATATCTTATAATTCATCTCAACTTATCAAAGATCGTTTTACTGATTGGAATGCTGCCGAGTTTGACCTTACTTATACAATGAGGTCTGTTGGTGAATACATGAGAGATCAGAAAGAAAGAAAAGAATTGCTATTGTTTAATTATGAAATGCGAAGTAAAATTATATAAGGCAGGTCAAGTCTTTAATGAAAGTGTGATTGCAAGAGATTATCAGGATGCAAAAGAAGTTGCTCTTGCACGAAATCCTGGTGCAAATGTTGTTAGTGTTACTGCTGTATTTAAATAATGGAACTGAAAGACTGGTTGAATTCAATTAATCATACCAAAGAAAACTTGATGGAAGATCTATCAAATAAAAAAGATTATCCACCTTACATCATCAACCGATGTATGTCTGCTCATGTCGATTGTATTCTTTATGCGAATGAGATGAATATGCATTCTCATCTTTCAAAGGACATGCAGTATGCTTTCTATCTAAATGGCATCAGAAAAAAGAAAAGATTCTCTCCCTGGATTAGAAAAGATAAAGTGAATGACATTGATGCTGTGAAGCAATACTATGGTTATAGTAATGAAAAGGCATCTCAAGCTTTGAAAGTCCTAAATAATACACAACTTAATTTTATTAAACAGCGACTTGAAAAAGGTGGACAGAATGGCAGATCAAATTGTTGAAGCACAGGTGCAGTGGACACCAGATATGATGATTGAGGTTACACTTGGTGAACCTGATGATTTTTTAAAAGTAAGAGAAACTTTGACACGAATTGGAGTTGCATCTAGAAAAGAAAAGAAACTCTATCAAAGTGCCCACATTCTTCATAAGCAGGGTAGATACTACATTACTCACTTCAAAGAACTTTTTGCTCTGGATGGAAAGAGAGCAAATCTTACAGTAAACGATGTTCAGAGACGCAACCGTATCGTCAAACTCTTATTTGATTGGGGGTTAGTAGATGTTGTCAAACCTGACATGATTACTGACATTGCCCCACTCAATCAAATCAAAGTTCTTCCTTATAGAGATAAGAGCGAGTGGATTTTAGAGCAAAAGTATAACATTGGATCAAAGAACAAAAGGAAAGAAGAAACCGAATAAGTCTCAGGAGGTGCTAGACACCTCCTTTTTTATGCTCTATAATATGGAGGTGAACAGCAGTAGTCTGAACACACTGACCTTCTTACCGTTAAGAGTATGTACAAAAAGAAAAAAGTCCCTCAAGACCAAGAGTTTCCTCTTGATCTTTTGGAGAGAGTCTTTGATGCCGGACCTGAATATCCGTTATTTGAATTCAAAGGGTTTGGATCTCGCCCCACTAATGAGATCAAGGCAACGACTGCAAACTATCCACGAAAAAGTGAGTTAATTCAGAGTAAGTTAGAGATGCTGCTGGCATCAACTGCCGACTTCATGTGGATGATATTTGGTTGGCCTATCAGCATTTTTGTCGATGTTGCTGGAAATGAATTTCAGTTTGACCATAGGCACCTGCTCCGAGCAATGCTTCAAAACGGTTGGATTCATGCACCAGTAGCACTGTATGAGCGCAAAGTCACTGGTATTGAAGTTATTGATCGATTGTCTGACGACAGTGCTATGTCTCTCATGGGACTTCGTGCTAATGCCACAGACAACAGTGAGAATGCTGAAACCAAAGACTTTCATATCATCCGTCGTTTGATGGAGAATGATGGTATTCCGATTACCACGAAGAACGTAAATATTCTTCTCGATGCCGCTGGGGTAAATCAACGGTATCCAAAGGGTGGACACAAAAGCACAATTGGTGGCATTCGTAATGCTATTCTGGAGACTAAGGTAAAATCACTGCGTGTCTTTAACACTTCTAAAGAAGAAGTAAAGGAATGGATTGCAGGTCAAACAATGTTTGCAAAAAACAAAGCAGCTGCTGATGGTGTAATGTGCTATCACAAGGTTCTTGATGAGGGATTTTACTATCGATATGCTAACGATATCCTCCGATGGACTTGGAAAGCATTTGCCACAGGGTCTAAGGTTCGTGTTTGTGCTTCCAGTTATGCAATCTGCGAACACCAGATTGAAGCAGAACGTGAAGAAATGGTTGATACTATCAAAGACATTCTTGATAACACTATCCACTGGTATATTTCTTGGGTTGAAGAACGGTTTTCTAATGTTGGAATGAAGATTGACCTTCCTAAAGTTGAACTTTCAAAACTGCCTTTGGAGCTCTATTGGATTCCTCAAGTTGAAGGTGAGACTGAAGCAATTCGTGTT